CAGCATCTTGACGATACTGTTTACTAAACCCAATACCTAGAGTCCGTGCGCCTCTTCCTCCAGTTCTGAGATTAGTATCATAACCAATCAACCCCCCTTCGATAATAATACCAGCGAATAAGAGAGGTTGGATACCTTCGTCTGTTTGTTCAGTCTTCTTTGCATAGTCTGATCTTGCAGAACGAATGATTTGTCTTTCTCGGACTAAATGATCTATACCGTTTCTTTCAACGACTCTAAACCATGTCCCACCACCAGCAGTCTTAAGTGCATCAATAACCATTTCGGTTGCACCCTGAGTTACTGCTGTCGAGAAACTTGCAATGTTTTGAACCGATTTTCTTTGTCCAGTTTTATCTGAAAAATTGTAAACTGCAACTATCGGTTTTTCTTTTGCTGGTGGTAATTGTAATAATTCTAAGTAAGCTGGAAGCTTAACTACTTCGGGATATTCTACACAAATGTATTTCCTTGACAGTTGTTTCTTAACTGCACTGTAGACATCTTTTTTGATTCCTTCATCCCAACGACTACAGTCCTGTGGTTTATCTGACCACTGAGGAAAAGAAGCACATCCACTCAGAACAAGTAAGAGTGTTAGTGATAGTACCTTTAACATTAACCGCCTCCATCACCGCCACCTGTATCAGGGTCTTGACCGAAGTTACCAGTACCAACTGGTATCTCTACTACGGTTTCTGAACCATCCTCAGCAACGATTGTTAATCTAATAAACTCTGCACCTGATTCATCTGTGATAACTTCCCATGTAATAGTGTTACCTTCTAATATGAATGAACCGAATCCAGCTGGATTGTCATTTGAAAACATAGATTCTACTAATTGTTTTGCAAACTGAGCGTAAATACGCGACTCCAAGTTTCTTATAAATTTTGCAAGCGTGGTGTTCTCTGCTTCTCTCTCTGCAGCTTTTCTGGCAGCCTCAAGTGAATCCTCGATTGCCTTCTTTCTGCTGTGTTCCTGATTCTCAATGGTAAGGTAATGTGCGCCTGTACCAATTCCTGAGAAGCTAGGATTTTTAAATTTGTGTACTATCTCGTCTCCTAGGACTGTATTAGATAATCCTAGTAAGACTATAAAAGTAAAAAGTATAAATGTTATTTTATAATTGTTCATTTCCTTTGAGCCTTCTTTTTCTTTTCGTTTTCCTTATATTCTAAAACGACATCTACCTTCTGTTGTAATCTGATTAAATCTTGGTCTAACATACGCACCTGATCGATAACTCTTATCAATGCAAGGTGTTGTTTCTCAATTTCGGGTTCTAATTTCTCACCTACAAACCACCAAATATAATATATGAAATATCCTAGACCTACCATCATGACTATGGGAAAACCATAATCACTTATTAGAGTTGCTATATCCGACACTATCAATCTCTCCTAGCGTCGACCTTACCATCCTCTATGAAATTCTCCGTCCTTGCGACTCTTTCTATGTCAGGCCTTAATTCTAACGCACTTGAAACTAACATGTCTATCTTAACTAATTCATTTGTCATCGTTCTTGCACGATTCTCTAATGATTTACAAAACATTGTTAGGGTTTTTATATCGTCTACTACTCCTTCTAAGATTTGTTTGATAACAATAAAGATAAAGAACCCCATCACGATTGCACCAGCAATCGGAGCTCCCACTTCACCTATCAAAATAAACAAATCTTCCATGCAATTATTTATGATTTTGGACTTACTATGGGCCAAAAAAAAGGGTGCATGAAGCACCCTTTAGTTATTCTGAATAAGATTATCTCAATTGAGACCAAATTTCATTCACAACTGCAGCTTTAGTTCCCGACTTTTTAACCTTTAGAGATTTTTTCTCTGCAAGGTCAAACAGTTGAACCTTTGTTAGTTTATTCAACTCTGCCTTTGAAATGATACCATTATCATTCTTGTCCACTTTTGGAGCAGGTTTTGACGCTGCAACTGGTGGTGTGCTGGTATCACGGTAAGAGTAAACGAATATTCCAACTAATACTACTGCGATTATAATTGCAATTATTTCCATAATGTATTCCTCACTTATTAGTTTACTATCTTATTTAGTCCTTGGCTTTACCCACATTTAAGGCAACCCAGTCAAGCACTTTGTAAGCCTTTTTGACTAATCCGTCATCGACTGGTGTAGGTGTAAGAGCTGCAACTAATGATGCACCCATTACTAACCATGGTATCACCTGAATCCATCCTATAATCCATTGTAGGAATTCTAGCATAAATTTCTCCTCCGATACCATAAGTGATATCGTAGGTATATTTAGGAGTTATTACTGCCTATAGAGTATTTAGTGGTTAATTTCCACTCACTTTTTTCCTTAAAAGGAATGATTTTGATCTGTGAGAGTGGTGCTTTAGGTTCTATTATTTGTTGTTTGTTAACAACTGATACTAAATTCCACTGTTCTAATAGGCCCACAATAGTATTCCTTCTACCGATATCTGACTCATCGATGTTAGAAGGTTTACCATCTAGTTTGAATAGTTCTTTGAAATGTGTTATGTAATACTTACCACGCTTGTGTAGTATATGACATGATTGAAAGAGTTCTTGTTCTCTTCGGGATGCAACACCTATGCGTGAGAGTGTTTCCCGTATCTTAAGGAAATCGTCTTTCTCAGGGAAAGTGACCTCGACAAGGTCTTTGATTATATCTTCTTGGTTATCCATTATCCTTACCACCAGTTTTCATTCTGTTTTTCAATTCTCGTAACTGTTTATCAGACAATAGTTCCACATAGTCTTTGGCTTCTCTAGTAGATATCTGATAATATTCTTTTACAGTATCGAGTTTCTTACTAATGTAAGGCTTTTGCCATTGTGAAAATCGTTGTCTTTTTCTAAGAGTATTTAGGAAAAACTGGTATTGAAGACGGTTGTCTACACCATGTCTGACATTCATTTCATTAGTAAGGAAAACAGAATCCTGATGATAGGATAATGCTCTGTTTATTAAGAATGGTTGATACGCTTTCTCTTCGACCTCATCAACCATGAGGTCTTTTTTGTCGTAAGAGACCGACTTTACAAAATCGAATGGATTTCGTTTACTCACCGAGTTGTTTACCTGAGTCTGCAAGGTTTCTAGTGACTTCCTGTACTAGGTCTTCACCAGTCAAACCTTCCTTAAGGATATACTTTTTACCAGTTGAATTCACAACTCTTTCGATTCTTCCATCCATGAATTGAGTATCCATTACACCCTTGACTGCATCTGCTTTAGTCTCTTCTGTTTCATACCACATTGAATCTAAACTATGTGCATGTATCCATTTAGGTGATTGTCTATACTCTTCTGCAAGAAGAATCTTCTTCTGCATATCTACTCTCTCTCTATATTCTGTCATTTGAATTTACACTCCGACATGATCTCAGTTAAACATGCAACGAAGTTGATCTCAGAATCCATAGCAAAAGCAGACTTGTACTGATAGTCAGCGATAAACAAAACTGCAGCTGGAATGGATGTAGGTTCCAATCGTTGTTCCAATGCATTGAAAAGTTTACGATAGAGGGTGTTGAAATCATTGTCGGAATTTTTACCAACCCACTTTCTCATACCTTTCCAATTCTTCTCAGCCAACATATCAATGAGAGGTGTAAGTTTCTCTTCGGAAAGTGTAGATAGTAATCCACTATCAATTTCTCCTGAGACTCCATACCTTTGTACCTCGTTGATACATCTTCTGAAATCGGGGAAGAACTTGATTACAAGTTCAACTAAAACCTTTTGATCGTATTTGATATTTTCGGTATCACAAATCTCCATGAGTCTTGCAAGGAAAACTGATGCAAGTCTTTGTCTCTCATCAGGAGTCATTGTGAAATCGATTACCGTTGTTCTTGAATGTAACGGTGGTATGATTCTATTCTTGTAGTTACAAGTGAATATGAATCTACAGTTTGCAGAGAACTCTTCTATGAAGTTTCTCAAAGCTGGTTGAACTGAATCTGCAGATATGTAATCTGCCTCGTCCAGTATAACAACCTTTGGTGCATCTGATAATGATACAGTAGATGCAAAGTTCTTTATCTTAGTTCTAAGGGTGTCTATGAGTCTCCCCTCATCAGAACCATTGATTACAATAAAGTCTGCACCTAACTCATTACAGAGTGCTTTAGCCACTGTTGTTTTACCAACACCAGCAGAACCACATAACATGAGATTAGGAATCTCTCCCTGTTTTACGAACTCTTGGAATGTGGATTTTAAACCAGCAGGTAGTATCGTGTCCTCAATAGTTTGAGGACGATACTTTTCTACGAATAGATATTCTTGATTCATGGTTGTAAACTCCCCGCCGAGTCTACAGTGCTATCCACCCTTGAAGATTGATGAGATCGGATAACTCCCGTGTGCATTGCAGAGACTGGCACAATACTCACACTAATATATAGGTTAAGCATTGTAATTTGAGTCTGGCTCCAATGCAATAAAGTATTCTAGATCAATGTCTGTATTGACAAAGTTAGAAATACCTTTTGATGATACTGCAACCCTGTAGTTCCCATCAAGGACTTTAAGGTTTTCAATTTTGAAGTTCATCGTATAAGTAGAACCATTTCCTTCACCTACGATTCTTGAGAATGTATTTGATGTAGGATTCTTCTTATCAGTAACATCTAGTTTGATTACATTACCATCACTAGATAATACTAGATCATTTACACCTAGAACACTTGCAGCTTTCTGTAACTCAGAAAGAAGTGTTGATGATATCTCAATGTTGATTTCTGCCTCAGGCATTGTAATCATTTTATCAGGTGCAACAACCATACCTTCACTTGCATAGAAATATGCAAGACTTGAATTCTCATCTGCAACTGTTAGACTTGCATCACCAAATTGAAAATCGGGATCAGTCATTAACGATGTTGCACCTAAGAACTCAGGCAAGTTATATATACTAAAATCTTGAGGGAACGATTCATCTACCGTTGCCACTGCAAGAATATTCTTCATGTTAGAGATAGTCTCCAACTTGTTACCACTCTTAACTCTAATACCTGAGTTAATAGTTGAGAAATTTTTTAAGACATTCCTCGTATCTGTACTAATTTTCATCACTTCCAGCCTCCTTTATGTGTGTGTCGTGATTATATAAAGCAAGGAATCCATAGTGTATGACTTTAAACAAGTCTGCTCTATTGTAACCATCTTTCTTACCGTACCTTTGTGCGTACTTGAGAATGTTTCCAATACAGAATCCCTCTCCGTGTCCACCATCCATGATAAACTCAGTTGCCTGAAACTTATCCTTAGAATAGTGTAGATCATATGTTTTATCTACATAAGAAGAGAACTCCTTGAGGAGTTCCTTCTCGTTGTATTTGTAGTTGATTTCTGACATACCTACTATTTTACTATTAGTAGTCTGAATCGTCAACAGGGTTTTCAGAAGTTTCTTCTTCTGATTCCTCAAGGTTAACACCAGCGTCAACCTTGGTGTAGAGATCAAGGATTGAATTCCTAGTCTCTTCATCGAATCTTGAAATACACATTTCAATAGACTTGATTTTGTCTTTGAACATTCTGTATGCATTCACAATGTGAACCAACCTTCTAGTAGTGATGACATCATCGATACCACCTTCGTAGAAAGTCTTTCTGATTACATCAGCCCAGTCAACAAGTTTGTCACAGAAATCTTGATCGACTTCACCAGTCAGACCCATTTCTTTTGAAAGAATCATTCTCTCAGTTTTCACTGGAGGATATTCTTGTTGCATTGTGATTGCAAACCTTTCCAACATGGCTTCGTTCATGATTTGAGTTCCGATGAACTTCCCATCTTCCGAACCTTGTCCTTTAGTGTTTGCAGTAGCAAGGATAGTGAACCCTTCTTTAGGAGTCACCCACTCACCAGTTTTCTTGATTAGGTAACCTTTACCTTCAAGAACTGATTGTAAACACATCAACTTGTTAGAACCCAAGTCAACTTCATCAAGAAGAAGGACAGCTCCTTTTCTCATTGCTTTGACAACAGGGCCTTCCCTGAATATGATGTTACCATTTTCTAGAGAATGTCCACCCATCAAATCATCCTCATCAGTTTCGATGGTGATGTTGACCCTGTAGAGTTCTCTCTTCAATTGGGCACAAACCTGTTCGATCATAAGAGTCTTACCATTTCCTGAAAGACCAGTTACGAAAACTGGAAAGAAAATTTTAGACTTGATTATGTTCTTGACATCTTTGAAATGTCCAAATGGAACATAGTTTGACATCTTCTCAGGAATGATCTTGACTTGTTCATCAAGTAAATTCACAGAAGCAGTTGCAGCTGCAACAGGCATGTTCGAAGGAACAGCTGCTGGAACTGGTGCAATCTTCACTGGAGATTCACCACCGTGGGAATACCCACCGTTGTATCCTGAGATAACCTGTTCAAGGTTGAAGATAACCCCACCTTCGGGATTCTGTTCCTTGAATGGGAACCTAGAGGACTTGATCCAGTATGGTAGATAACCATCCAGTGCCTCTTTGATCTCCGCCCTTGTAAAGGCAGTCTTGTTTGGATACGATTTAATGAGGGTATCCAACACCTCACCCTTATCGGGAGTAATGGCAAAGTCCTTACCATTTACTTTCACAGATTTTTCCATATAGTCTCCTTTTTCATCAATCTATAAGTATATGCTATCAAAAAGCCAGGGGCATTGTCAAGGCCTTTATTTGAGAGGTTCAAGTAATCTCCCTAGTTTTTTGACACATTTTATCTCACCTTTTGCATTCTTCTCAGTCAAATACTTCTCACCATTATTGACCCAAGCTCTGAATGCAAAACATTCAACTCTCTCTTCTTTACACAATTCGAACCTATCACAATTGTGAAAGACACATGGGGATGGCCCAACATCATTGATTGCGTCAGCGAACTTGCTGAGATCGTGAGTCGGAATCCTCTCGTAGTAGGCATCGTCAACTCTAAGATGTGGCATTGAAAGTCTCCGACCAAGCCATGAATACTTGCTTTGCTTGTTCTTTAGTCAAGTCCATGTTTTCTTCTAACCATTTGGGAGCCCCAAACATATTCATTTTTCCCGATTCCCTAATGTTGTCAAGAACCCAAAAGAATTCTTCGACATCAAAAGTATCATCGTTTACTTTTATTTCAGCCATTATGCTATCTCCTTTATAAACTCATTAGTCAAGAATCTTGAAGTGCTTTTTGCATTCTGATTCTTTTTGAACTTCGATAGGATTGTAGATTTCTTTGCACCTATCAATTCATCATCCAAACTCTCAGTACCATCGGTTCCAAGATTAGATGCAGAAGTCAAGAACAGTTTGTTGTATCCATGAACTTTGATTACAACACCCTCTTTTCTAGCTTTAGTCCACATTGTTTGGATCGTACCATCATGGTCGTAAGTGTTTTCGATTTCACCACATGATTGTAGTAAACTCACCATGTCACCTTTTCTACCACAAACAAAGTAACCTGTAACAGTCACACCAGTAGTTTGAGATACCCAGTCTAGAAGATTCTGAGTCTTCTTGAAATCGTTTCTGTAGTATCTTCTCTCTTTTACTTCGTAAGGGTAAACTCTTCCATTGATAGGGTCAATGATGTCTCTCTCTTGAGAGAAGTCCCAGCTGTCACCATCACCCATTTGTTCTCTTTGTTCTTTTTGTTCTTCTTCACTCAAGTTAAGAATGTCAGCTGAGTGAGAAAACCCATCAGTGATAACTGTCAAAATTGATTTCTCAATCCCGTAAGCTTTGTTGAACTTAGGAAGTAATCCTCTCATTGCAACCAGTGTAGTATCCAATGGAGTACCACCCAAGCTGTACTTTGAAGATGGGTAAACATCCGTAGGCATGTCGATCCATCCATGCTGGTCAGGGTCAATGTACTCACAACCTTCGAACCAGTTGTTCCATCCTTCAAGTTTCTTTGCAAACTTTCCACCTCTTCCATATCTGATGTTGTCAGTCATGTAGTGGTTGTAAAGAACAGACATGTTTAAGAACATTTCTTTGTATTCTTTTGAATTCATTTCGTTAGAGAAAATCTCAACGAGGTATCCACTTCTGTCTCTCCAGTAAGAAGAGTGATCGTCAACTTCTACTGGTTTCTTAGCAATGTTGTCTGAGAAGAGATACACTCTGTGAGGAATGTTAACTTTTCTGCAGAACATTGTAAGAATGAAAGTCTGCTCTAGTAAGTCTTGAACTTCGTTGCAGATAGAACCACTCCAGTCCAACATGATGTTGACACCATGGTTCTTACCATCAGGAAGATAAGTAACTCTTTTGAAAACATCATCCACGATCTGATACTTTGCAAGTCTGTTCATATCCAACTTACCAGTCTTACCAGTGAATGCATATCTTGAATTCAATGCAGTCTGTCTCATTTCAAATTCTTTTGCCATGTGATTGATAATGGCTTTGTTCTTTGACTCTAGTTTCTTGAAAGTGTGAAGACCTCTTTTCTTAGTAGACTCGATCCTAGATGCATAGTAAGAATCTCCAAGAGCTTTCTCGTAGTATTCACTCCAGTCTTCTAGAACCAGTTTGTAATCATAAAGAGTGTCAGTAACAAAATCTGAGAACCCTTTTTCTTTTAGTTTGATTTGAGTTCTTACAACATTTGTTTCTGAAATGAATTGTTCTTCATTGTTATGTGCATTGTGTTCTGTGATAGACTCTCTTGCACCATCTTCATCATCATACTGTTCAGGAGTACCTTGATTAGAAACACCACCTGTTTCTTTTCTCTCTTCCTCTTCAGCTTCTTCTTCTGATTCTTCTTCCTCAGTTTCTTGACCACTTCCAGTAGTCTCAGGAACTTCGGGAAGATTGTCTTCTTCTTCCTCTTCTGAATCTTCGTAAGACTCTTCCCAAGACTCACCTTCTTGTTCTTCTTCTTCACCATCCTCATCTTCTTCATCGTCACCGATGTCAAACATTTGAGGAACTAATTGTTCATCTTGTTCAGTTCTTGTTTCGTTTTCTTTTGACCACTCGTAGATTGCAGTTGCACATTCCTCAACCTCTTCCCAAGTCTCACACTTCATTGCCCAGTCCAAGAAGAATTGTTCTTCTTTAGTAAGCTTGATGTTGATCCTAGAACCACACTTAGTGATTAGGTTGATCTTGTCGATCAAAGAAAGTTCTTGAAGGTTCTTACCTTTGACACCAAAGAAGTCCATTTCCATCAACTCATTGTATGCAGTGAAGAAAGACTTCCTCAATCCTTGATATTTGTTTCTGATGTTTCTCTCAATTCTGACATCTTCAACAACATTGAGATATCCTTTAAGAGTTTTGTTCTTAGTGACTGCAGAGTGAACACCTTCATATGGAGTCCATAATGCATGACCAACTTCATGACCCATGAATAGGTCATAGAGTTCAGGTGAAATGTCTTCCTTGAAAATAGGGCAACATAGTAACCTGTTCTTAAGATCGAAGTATGCAGTAGGAGTTTTCCTATGCACAACTGTAAGGTTTTCCCCCGCCATCAATCTTGCAAGGTTGTCTTTTTGTGTTTGTATTCTCTCAGTCATGTTTATATTATCTCAAAAAGCCAGAGGCATTGTCAAGGCCTCTAAGCCACTGTTTTATATGCAGTATGAATCGAACCTTAGTTTGATTAGTGTATCAATGTGGTCATCATCGTCTTTAGAATAGACTACTTTGTCTGCCCCAAAGTCTTTTGAAATTGCATCAATAACACCCCAAACACCTTTGTCATCATACAAAGCACATACATCATCAGAGATGTTGTCTAAGATTTGGTCGTTTACTAAATTACTCATACCTATATGCTAACAGAAAGCGGTAGGCATTGTCAAGGCTTGATTTGGCCTCCGTGGTAGGGGTCGAACCTACAACCTACGGCTTAGAAGGCCGTTGCTCTATCCATTGAGCTACACGGAGGTTGGGGGGTTTAAGATTTTGCTTGTCGTTTCCAGTCGACCCAGTCTGATCCTGAGAGATATCCATCTGCACTATAGAGTGTATCATCGATTCTATATTGTAGATGGTTTCGAATGGTATTTTCGTTGTGATCTAATTCTGTTACTGGTCTTTGAGTCATTGCATAGTCTATATTATCTGAGAACCAAATTGCAAGAGTGTGTCTAGGATTTCTTCTTACTTTGAATACTCCATGACCATGATAGATACCTTGGAATAGTAATCCATCACCTACATTCTTTTCTACTTGATATCCAAATGGATAATAATCAGTTGGTGGAAAATAAGTTTCACCACCTGTATAATCATCATTCAAATATACTATACAAGTCCATTCTCGTCTAGGTGATTTTTCTCGTTCTTCTTCATCATAATCAACATCGTCTTTTTCTTGATAAGAATATGTGTCTAGATGTGGGTCTTGAAATCCACCGATTGGCCATTCAGTCATAACAGACATTTCAGGAAAGAATACTCTACCTGTTGCTTTGTAAATTTCTGCAGTGCAATGTGTTTCTACTTTTTGAAATAGTAGGCGAATTTGTTCATTGTTTATATGTAATTTTCTGATACCAAGATAGTCCTCTCCTGAACCAACTCCTGTTAGGTGTTTATGACTCTTGTGCCACCTTATCAGATTCTTGCACTCCTCCTGTGTCAGTATCGGAATCAGCTTGTGATTGAATACTTTGGAGTTGTCTAGCAATTTCCATTCTGCGCTCATAATTTAATCTCTTCTTCCTCTCTTTAGGTCTTGCTTTCAAAGCTCTTTCAATTTTAAACCTAGAGGCTCTTTGAAGGAATATGATCCCGTTCAAATGATCTAACTCATGTTGAACACATCTAGAACCTAATCCTTCTAATTGTAGTGTATGCCTTTCACCATCTGAGTCTGTGTATTCAAACTCAATAGCTTTAGGTCTTTTTATCATAAGGTATATATCGGGAAAAGAAAGGCAACCTTCTTTCATCATTTCCGTTTCTTTTGATAACTTTGTAACTTCGGGATTGAAGAATGCTTTGATACCACTGTCTGCAGTTCTCATAACAAAAACTCTATAATCTAATCCTAACTGATTTGCAGATAAACCAATACCACCAAACCTCTCCATTGCCTCTGAAAGGTTCTTTTCTACTTCTTTAGGACATTCAGGTGGATTCTCAAAATCAAATTCACTTGTCGGGTTTCTTAAGACCTTGGTGGCCTCTTCAACTAATTCATACATATTATAAACTTATATCTACTACTATTCCTCTAGTATTACTTATCTCCACATTAAAGAAGGACATCACAGCTTCAAACATTCTCTTACCTAAGTTTGCAATCTTTTTCAGTTGCTTCTTAATACCTTCCATTACTTTCTTTAATACCTTTTGGAATTTGTTCCAAACATTTCTACCTAATTCTTTTGACCAGTTTGCAGCTCTATTTACCATTTGGAAGAATCCCTCATCTAAGAAATCTTCTGTAAGTAATGTTTGATATCCATCTAGTTCTTGCAATTCATTTAATAGTATAGTTCTAACATCAGTTATACCATGATGTTCTTTAAGACTTATTCTCATTGCAGAATAAGCGGGTGAGTTACCACCACCTTTCTTAAATGCAACATAAGGTTTAATCTGACTTGCATACTTCTTAATGATACTATCGTTAATAGATGTGATTGGTTCTACTACTACCTTCCCACTACCGATATCAAATTTACCTAGTAGATTTGCAGCTGCTCTTCCTTTATCAAACTTCACATTACCTGTAGAAGCTTCTAATACAACATTTTGTGAAAAGAGACTATTCACTTTAGAATTATTATTAAGATATGATTCTAGAATAGTAGAGAGTTCTTTGTTACCTTTATCTTTCTTTTGGAAATCTAAAACTGCATCGTCTTTGTCTCCAGCTTGAGCTCTCTTGTTTAAAGATGTAACAGTTTCAGTTGTCATGAGTGTAGTCATTTTTTCTTCCATTGCATCTGTTAAACCTTTTGCAAAGTTTTTATTTTCACCCATCATAGAAAGTGCAGCTCTTACAGTTGCAATTGATTCACCCTGAGCTCCTGACATAAGTTGTGAACCACCTTCCTTCTTGAGTGATATTTTTTCTTTAAAGGTTGAACCAGCAATATCTGTTTTAGGTGTGGTATTACTTGCACCACTTTCTTTATATAAACTTGATACTGGATTATTAAGACCACCTCTTCCCGTAGATACTAATTGATTCTCTTTGAGTTTCTTATTGAAGTTCTGTGCAATAGTTTTTGCCATGGGTAAACTTAAAGGAAATCTTTCTGCCATTTGAATAGTATCAGAATCATTCTTTTGTTTGTTAAGTTTATTATATTCGTAGATAATAAGTTCTTCCCACTGAGCTCCATTTGGAACATCACCACCAGCTTTCACATGATTAAAATAGGTACTCTTATACCCTTCACCACCTTTAAAGTGAAAGACTACTTTGTCTTTTTCTAGGTACTTATCTAACTTCCCATCTTCTTTACCAATGAAGATAGCCTTTTTCGTAGGTGGTACTGCAGTAAATATGTCACCATGTTTGAATCCTTCTTTATCCATTTCGGATATTCCACCTTTATAAAAGAACTTATGTCCAACGGCGTAATCAGGTTTCATAATAGAAGCCTCATAGACTAGAGGTTTCTTCTCTATGACAATTTTGTTTCCTGTGTATTCTGCAAAGCTTTTCATAATACTATTTATATTATTCTGCTATCCTTGAGAAGTTTTTATATTTCTCAAATTTGATTACTTCTTCAAACTTATCATACAAGATATCACCTTTGTGAGATATAATGAATGCATTTGTTTTCTCTGTAAGTGTATTCAACATCTTCATGAATTCATCTGTACCAGCTGCATCTAGTGAACTATCAAA